ACCTGAAGGGAGAGCTCAAGAATGCGAGCGGATGTCCGAAGTGCCGAGCGATCCAGTTGCAGAAGCGGCAGGAAGACGAAGAGCGCGAACGAAAGGAACGTGAAGAGCTTGAAAAGTGCCGCGCGTATGAGCAGACGCTGGACCGAACGGCCATCCCGACCAAGTACCGATCCAGAACGCTTGCATCCTTCAGAACCGATGGGAACGACCAGAAAGCGAAGGTGCTCAAGATCGCCGAGTCCTACATCACAAAGTTCGACGCGCTTCGCCAGTCCGGCATAGGGATGGTTTTCATCGGCGAATGCGGGACCGGCAAGACCCATCTGGCGTGTGCGGTGCTTCAGGAACTCTTGAGCAAGTGTGCCGGCATCTACACGACGGCGCATGAGATGGGGCAGAAGGTTGCTGACTCCTGGGGATGCCGAGAGCCGGGAAAGACGACCGCAGACGTGAAAAGAGCCTACAAAACCTGTCCGCTGCTTGTCGTCGATGAGGTCGCAAAGGAAGACGCGAAGCCGATCACAAAGGAAGTCCTCTCAGAGGTCTTGTACGCCCGCTACGACACTCAGCTTCCGACCATCTGGATCACCAACGCCGATCCGGCGCTGCTGAAGACCGCGATAGGAGAGCAGGAGTATGACCGGCTCAAAGAAACGTGCAAGTTCATCCGGTTCTCGTGGCCGAGCATGCGGAAGAACGCCATCGATTTTTAACAAAGGAGAGGTCATGACAGACCAGAAATCAAATGAGCGAGACGGGCAACCGGAAGCAGTCCAGTCGCCCGAAATCACAACGGATTTCAGTTCTCTTGAGCTGGAGACGCTAGATACCGCCGAAGAAGAAGGAAAACGTCTTATTCGTCATTACGTGCAACGCGCGAAACAGCTTCATCGAGAACATCTTCGTCGCTGGGGCAGACCTGATCAAGCCAAGCAAGAACTGCCTCAAGGCGTGAAACGTTGATCGAAACCAAAGACTGGACTTCTTCTGTGCCTGTGTCGCCCGTTGCGGAAATGTCGATCGGTTCGAGTTTCACCGCACCTGCAGCGCACATGGCGAGTAAGGCTGTTTTGGGGTCGAGTTTAGTAACAGGCATTTGTTTAAACCTCCGTGGGTTGGTTGATGGACGTGTTGGGGAACACAGCATCAATCATCTCACGGGGAACAGAAAAAGGAGGAGTCATGAAAGAAAGTGACGAATACCGCCTCGGACGATCTGCCGCACTACGCGGTGAGTCGATGGCGAAGTACCAGAGCTTGACGGCTCGGATGAATCCGAAGAAGAGAGCCGCATTCGTGCAGGGCTATTACGACGGACTGAGGAGAAAGGACAAATGATTAGTTTCACGATTGAGGGGGCTCCGGTCCCCAAAGGACGCCCGCGCTTCACGCGCACTGGGCATACGTTCACACCGACCAAGACGCGTCAATACGAGGCTCTTGTGACGGCAAGAGCAAGGGAAGCCATGGTCGGCAAAAGAAAGATCGAAAAACCGAACGCAGTGCGCGTTGACATTCTCGCTGTGTTCCCTGTACCCGCATCGTGGTCGAAAAAACGCCGTCTGGCGGCTCTGCAAGGTGTCGAGCATCACGTCTCAAAGCCGGACCTTGACAACGTGCAGAAGGCGATCCTGGACGGCATGAACGGGATCGTTTTTGAGGACGACTCGCAGGTGATCGACAGCCGGACCAGAAAGGCGTACGGACCCGAGCCGGGGGTAAAAGTTTTTATTGACGAGGTGAAGCATGGATGATGCGGACCGAGCCGCCAGAAGCGATGAGTGGATCATGCGCGCGGCAATTGAAGAGAGAAGGCCAGAAGGACCGAGCCCGGTTCTCGTGAGCCTTTGTTTGAACTGCGGAAAGGTGATTGAGAGAGTGCCCGCATCCGCGAATGGAGTGAAAAACGTTCGACGCTGGTGTTGTGCCGCCTGTCGTGATGAATGGGAAGAGGAACATGAACGCTGAAGAAAAGATTCTCGAAGATCGCCTGCTCAACTGGGGGCGTTGGAACCAAGACCCGAAGCGGCAGGGACGATCTCCGCTGTGTGCATTCATGGAAGCCGTGCCGGACGACGATAAGGACAACGACGTGCCTGTTGAACGGCATGACGGGCCGCCTCCGGTCGATGTCAGTGATGCACTGCTTGTGCAGAGAGCGTGGGAACGACTCCCGGTTGCACCAGAGCGCTACAGAAAGGCGAAGATGGTTGTCGGGGTTGCATACGCCTTCCATGTGCCATTCATGGACCTGAAGCGCATCCTGAGGAAGTATCACCGCATCAATCTTCACGAGCGGGAGTTTGATGGACTGGTAGAGATGGGCAGGAAGATGATTCGAAACAATCTGCTCAAACTCGAAGGAATGCCGCCTAAATGAGTTATACTAAAAGGACAATTTGAAGCTGTGTGATCAGCGGGGCCGTTTTCTGGGATAGGTGCATCTTCAGAAAACGGCATGCCTTTTTGCGTAGGCGGGTTCGAAACCCAGATGTAAGCCTGTAGGAGTGATCCTGCGGGCTTTTTTTCGTTTACAACACCGCGCAAGCCTAGCCGGGGACGGATTGTCCCCAGGAAGCTCACTCCGCGCGGTTACCTTTTCGCTACCTTAGGGCAGTTTGCTCCGAGGTCGGGGCGGGGAGAAATCCTCGCCCTTTCTCATTTTCGGAGGGTCGCTATGTTCGATCGATTTGACAACTGGCTTATGGATAGGCTTGTTCGGCTCTATGTTGCTGCGAGTGCGCGCCGACGTCGCCGCCTTGGGCTTGCCGCTGATGGAGACTTCGAGGGTGTCCGCTTTATCGATACCGACGCAGGACAGGCAAGGTTCGTTTATTCGTACCGGCTACCGCACAAATCGGCCACGGTGTGAGCGAATTAGCTCTCTTACGATAGTGCCCGCATCGTCTGATTCGGTGAGGTCGAGCCATTCTTCTGGCGTTAGGTCTGGGATGAGAATTTTTCGTTCATCTCTCAGGAAAACGATGGCTTCGCAGCCGCATTGAAATTCAATGCAAGCAATCGTGGGGTCATCGACATCCAGAATCTGTAGATCATCATCGATGTAGGTAAGTGACATAAACGCCTCGTTGGTTACGTTGATAGGGTCAGAGCTTCAACGATACACCAGGGAGAGCATGGCGCCCTCGGGGGAAACCTCGGGGGCTTTTCTATTTGGAGGTCTTTATGACTGAATTTTGGATGGGCGTTGGCATGATTGCTGGAGCCCCGGTGTTTGGGTTCGTGTCAGCGCTTCTTGCCGTTGCACCTATCTATTGGGCTTTGGGCCGTGTTTTGAAAAAGATGCCAGAGGAAGATAGAGCAGAAAATAAAGAGAAGGTGGACTCAATCGTCGCTTCTCTTGTTTTTGCTGTTTTTTCGTTGGTGGCCCTTGTGTCGGTAATCAAAGGCTTCTGTTTCATCTTCTGAGGTACAGCATGAAGAAAGCTATTGTGGCGGCCATTGCGGTCGCCTTTTTCGTTTCTACAGCTGCGGAAGCACGAGGTGGTCGTGGGTTCAGCGGCGGTCGTTCCTTCTCCCGTCCTGCTCCTACGAAGAGCTATGCACCGAAGCGCACGACAGTCGTGAAGAAGAACACGACCGTCATCAACCAGACTGTGAATCAATCTGCTCCTGCCTCTTCCGGCGGTGGCTTCTGGAGTTCTCTCTTCGGTGCGACCGCAGGATCGATGGCCGGCAACGCTATCTACGATGCTGTGACTGATGACAAGAGCCAGACGCCTGTGCAGGCTCAACCTCAGCCTCAGCCCGCTCAGTGATGGGGCGTCGAATGAGCGACGGAGAGAGCTTGGGTCCTCCCGGGGCTTTTTGACTCATGCGGGTCGGACGAGCCCCGAAAACGGTCTAGTTGCAAATTTCAAAAGGGTGTACATGTACATTTCACTTTACGCTTTCCGTGAACACTTTACGCTTGCCGGGCTCTGCCGGTATTGAACGAAAAGCTCGAACGCGCAAAGATGAAATTACAAAACAAATAACGAGGTGTTGGCATGGCGAACGATGGCGTCAGCATGCGAGAGTTTGCGCGCCAAGTCGGACGAAGTGCCGCATACGTTAGCGGAAAGTGCAAGACTGGCGAGCTGCCTCTTGTCGACGGAAAGATTCCGTTAGAAGAAGGTCTGAAAGCCTTCAAGGCTCTGGTCAAGTCTGAAGAACGAAAAAAGGCGAGCCGTCGCACGTCCAGAAAGACTGCGGACGTGTTCTCGGGCGATGACGAGGACGATAAGCAAATATCGGCTGTTCTGAACGTAAACGAAGCGTTCAACAAAGCCCGGCTCGCAAAAGAGGTCGCGACCGCAAAGATCAAAGACCTCGAATACAAAAAGCTCAAGGGCGAGTACGTAGCGGTTGCTGATGTTGAGGCGGACGCGAGAGAGGCGGCAGCAATGCTCCGCAACTTCGCGATCTCCGCCCCGACTCGTTATTCAGCGCTGCTTGAAAACAGAACGCAGCGCGAAGCCGAGGAAGTCCTTGAGGACATCTTCCGCGACCTATTGAAAACGATCAACGACTCGCACTTTGCAAAGGGGGGATGAGATGGGCATTTGGTCCAAGGCGTGGGCGCAAGCCTGTCGCCCGATCTCTCGTTTGACTGGGAGCCAGTGGGCCGACAGGTTTCGCGTCGTCGCTTCCGGTACGTCTCCTGAAGCGGGCATGTGGCGTACAAGCCGAACGCCGTATTTGCAGGAGCCAATGGATTCAGCAACGGATCGACGGACAGAAATGGTCGTCATGTGTTGCTCTTCACAGCTCGGCAAGTCGGAGATGCTCCTGAACATCATGGGCTACTACGCCGATCAGGAGCCCGCGCCTCAGCTTATGCTACAGCCGACCGTTGAAATGGCCGAGGCGTTCTCGAAGGAGCGCATCGAGCCCATGTTCCAGAACTCTCCAGGCTTGCAAGGCAAGCTCGAAGAAGGAAAGGACGGTCGCGGTTCCGCGAAAAAGTCAAGCACGACAATTCGCATGAAGCACTTCCCCGGTGGCTACCTTGCCCTTGTCGGTGCGAACTCGCCGGCGGGGCTTGCGTCCCGTCCGATTCGCGTCCTGCTTTGTGACGAAGTGGACCGCTACGGCGTGACGAAAGAAGGGGACCCTCTGAAGCTTGCCATTCAGCGAACTCAGAACTTCGGAAACCGAAAGATCATTCTTGTCAGCACGCCGACCATCAAAGGCGCGTCGAAGATTGACGACTGGTACGAACGAAGTGATCAACGTCGCTTCTTTGTCAAGTGCCCGCATTGCGGTGAGGAACACATTCTGCAATGGGCAAACGTGACCTGGCAGAAAGACGACGAAGGGAATGCGCTGCCGATGACAGCAAGCATGCATTGTCCAGAGTGCGGTTGCATCACGAGAGGCGCTTACAAGCCCGACCCGAAGCTACTGCAGAGCGGTCGTTGGATTGCAACGAACCCCGGAAGCAAGATCAAGGGCTATCACGTCAACGCGCTCTATTCGCCTTGGGTCAATTTGCACGATCTGGTGGAGGAGTTCGTTTCGGTGAACCACAACCGCGACAAACACGGCCTCATGGAGTTCGTGAATTTGAAGCTCGGCGAGGCCTGGGAGGAAATCAACCCTGACGCCGACAACTGGGAGCAACTGTTCAACCGGCGCGAAAGCTATCCGCCAAACGGCGTCCTCCCGGAAGGCGTCTTGCTACTGACCGCTGGCATCGACGTTCAGCACGACCGTCTCGAATGCACGGTCTATGGATGGGGCGTCGGGCGGGAGTGTTGGGGCATTGAACATCGAGTGCTTTATGGCCGCCCGGACGATCCGCGAACATGGCAGCAGCTTGATGCAATCCTGCAGCGGCAGTATTCGATGCAAAACGGCGTCCATGTTTCGGTCGCTTGCGCCTGCGTTGACTCTGGTGACGGGACCTACACAACGAACGTCTACCAGTACACGAAAGCCCGAGAACGAATGCGCGTTTTCGCGATCAAGGGGCGAGGCGGCATCGGTGTCCCGTTCATCAACACGCCGACGAAGAGCAACGCGATGAAGGCAACGCTCTTCACGCTCGGTGTTGACAGCGGAAAGTCGCTCGTCATGAACAGGCTTTCCGTGCAGGAACCTGGTCCGAACTTCGCGCACTATGCGGCGCAGGAGGACAGGGGCTTTTATGAAAACTTCTTCAAGCAGTTGACCGCTGAGGTGCTTGAAAAACACTTTGAAAAAGGCGTCGTGAAAATGGCGTGGAAGAAAATCCGCGAACGCAACGAGGCCCTTGACTGCGCGGTCTACGCGACTGCCGCACTCGAATTGCTGAACCCGAACTTCGAGTTCCTTGCCGACTTCTACCAGAACGGCGGGGCACTCAGACAGCAGACCGCTCCCCGCAAGCCGCGAGGGACGCTGTCGAAGGGAATAACCGTGTAAGGAGTTGCAAGTCTAGTGCGACAAGAGAAAACGCAGATCGAATACGTTAGCGTTGACAATCTGAAGGCGTACGAGCGAAATGCTCGAACGCACAGCGACGAGCAGGTACAGCAAGTCGCAGAATCGATCAAAGAGTTTGGGTTCACAAATCCCGTTTTGATCGACGAAAACAACGAGCTCATTGCAGGCCACGGTCGAACAATGGCCGCGAAGTCGATCGGCATGAAGGAAGTGCCGGCGATTCGCCTGAAGGGGCTCACAGCTGCGCAGAAGAAAGCGCTGCGCATTGCCGACAATCAGTTGGCACTGAACGCCGGATGGGATGAGGAGCTTCTCCGCATCGAGCTCGGTGAACTTCAGGAACTTGACTTCAACCTCGATGTCATGGGCTTCTCTGACGAAGAGCTCGACCTTCTGCTTGATGGGACCGGCTCGATTGATGACGACGAGGAGCACGGGAAAGACGCTGAGGAAATCGCGGAACCGTCAGAAGACCCGGTTGTCAAGCCTGGCGAACTTTGGCTCCTTGGGGACCATCAGCTGTTGTGCGGAGATTCAACACGCATCGATGATCTTGTTCGCTTGTGCGAAGAAGGCAGCGTCGATCTGTATTTGACCGACCCGCCTTACAACGTGGCCTACGAAGGCGCGACGAAAGACAAGCTGACGATTCAGAACGACAACATGTCGGACGAGAACTTCCGAAAGTTCTTGATTGATGCCTTCTCTACTGCTGATTTTGCCATGAAGCCAGGAGCGTCTTTCTACATCTGGCACGCGGACGCTGAAGGCTACAACTTCCGAGGCGCGTGCCGAGACAACGCGTGGAAGGTGCGCCAGTGCCTTGTGTGGAACAAAAACTCTCTTGTTCTTGGTCGTTCTGACTACCAGTGGAAGCATGAGCCGTGCTTGTACGGCTGGAAGGAAGGCGCGGGGCATGCCTGGTACTCGGACCGTAAACAAACGACGGTTCTCGACTTCGATAAGCCGTTGAGGAACGGGGATCACCCGACGATGAAGCCGGTTGATTTGTTTGAGTATCAGATCGGCAATTCCACAAAGAAGGGCGACGTCGTTCTCGACAGCTTTGCCGGCTCTGGCACGACCGTCATTGCTTGCGAGAACACAGGTCGTAAGGCTCGGGCGATGGAGCTCGATCCACGTTACTGCGACGTCATCATCAAGCGATGGCAGGACTTGACGGGAGAGGACGCGGTTCGTGAAGACGGCGTGACGTTCAACGACTGCAAGTAATCACAAACAAAGGAGGCATCGAAATGTCTTGGATCACCATAGACGAGGCCCGCGCGAATCTGAAGATGTGGCTCGATGCCGAACGCGCGGTCGCCTCTGGCCAGTCTTACAAAATCGGAACGCGTAGCTTGACGAGAGCTTCGCTCTCAGACATTGCAGCTCGCATCA